AAAAGCAGTGGAATTTATTTACATTCCATTAAGACTTAAAAACACAGGGGAGATTGCAGGATTATAATTCATAAAAAGAGCCCCTGAAATATGGGGCTCTTGAATGATAAATACTTGTAACAGGAGTAAAACATTATGGCAATTTCAACACTCTCAAAAATTACAGTACCACTAGCGAGCGACGCATCTGCATCAACACAAGGTTTGTTGATGCCAAAACTACAGTATCGCTTTAGAGTGACACTTGAGAATTTTGGTGTATCTACACCAACAACAGAATTAACTAAACAAGTTATTGATGTAACACGCCCAACAGTAAACTTCGAAGAATTAGAAATTCCAGTTTACAACAGTAGAGCATACTTAGCAGGACGTCCTACTTGGGAACCAATTACATTAAACTTAAGAGAAGATGTAAACAACAGTGTACAAAAACTAGTTGGTGAACAACTTCAGAAACAATTTGACTTTTTCGAACAGTCAAGTGCGGCATCAGGTATTGATTACAAATACACTACACGTATTGAAATCTTAGATGGTGGTAACGGTGCTAACACACCAGGCGTACTAGAAACATTCGAGTTATACGGTTGCTTTATACAAAACGCAAACTATAACACACTAGCATATAGTTCAAATGAACCAGTAACTATTGCACTTGCAATGCGTTATGATAATGCTATACAAACACCAACAGGTGAAGGTATTGGTACAGCAGTTGGTAGAACTATTAACAGCCTAGTAACAGGCGGTGGCGGAATATAATAAACCGCATAATATTGCCATAGTATTATAAAAGGGTGGCTTAGGTCACCCTTTTTCATTTTATACGCACTTTTCTTTTAAGGATAAATATTTATATGGCGAACATACTTAATGGATTCTTAAATAACGTTTTACAGGGAGCATTAAACCCTGGTGGTAATTTAAAAGATTATCAACATGCTTCTCGACTATTTGTTGACGATGGTTTTAGGCTCGCACCTAAAACAAAATTTTTATATCATTGTGTATTCGAATTAAGCGATGAAGCAATGAAAGTTATTCCACAATTAGATCAAAGACACAAACAAGAAATTAATATGCTTGTTAAGCAAGTAGATTTACCTAAGTTTAGTATACAGACAGCAACTAAAAATATGTATAATCGAAAAAAGAATCTTCAAACAAGCATTGAATATGATCCAGTCAATATTACATTTCATGATGATAACATGGGATTGACTACTACACTTATGGAAGCATATTATAGATTTTATTTTAGAGACGGCAATCATCGTAGCGAAGGAGTAAGTCCGCCATATAATCCGAGGAATACTTATGGAAATTCTATATCACAAAATTATAGATACGGGTTAGACAACGATCATAAAGCACCTTTCTTTAACAAAATAACCATCTATCAAATGGCTAGACATGAGTACTTGGGATATACTCTAGTAAATCCTATGGTAACTGGTCTTACACATGATCAAATGGATAGCGGAGATAATAGTACACCTTCACAAAACCAAATTAGTATTGCTTACGAAGCAGTATTCTACAGCAGAGGTCCAGTAGGAGAAAATAGTCCTAAAGGATTTGCAACTGCACATTATGATAAAACACCTAGTCCTCTTACAATAGGTGGCGGTGGTACAAGTAGCCTATTCGGTGGCGGTGGTGTTCTTGGCGGAATAAGTGATGTTCTAGGAGATATAGCAGGCGGACAATTCAATCTAGGAACTGCACTTACAGCATTTAACACTTTTAAAAATGCAAAAAATTTAACAAAAGAAGGTTTGCGTGAAGAAGGATTTAATATATTAAAAGGTGCAATCACAAATATAGGTAAGGAAAACGTTGGCGGATTAAGTAATATTAATATACCAAAAACTTCAGGCAACGGAGGAAGTGCGTCAGTGACAAGTACAAACGGAGGATCTGTTAATACTAGCAGTGCAATTTATTCTGATAGAATTATGCAAGCGGCCGCTAATAATAATACAACAGCAGGTGTTAGTGCAAGTAGTAGTAATTTAGATGCTTTCGGTGGTGCTGGAGCAAACGTAGGCACTTCTACATCAGTTGGTTCTAGTTCAGGATCAACATTACAAGCAGAAAGAAATGGACCATAATGGCAAGCACAGGTAGTTACAAATTAGAACCAGTTGATAGTTCTGCAGAAGTAAAAGAGTTTTTTGACAAATACTTTACTGATCCAATATCTTACAGTGCAACACAAGTTGATTCTGTTGTAGGGTTTTTTCTTAAAAGAGGCTTCCAAGAAAATTCAGCAACTGGAGTAGCAACAGTTTTGTTACAACAAGCAAAAATAGACAATGTAAATGTTTATACCTTGCTTGACACATTAAAAGGTTTGACTGATGTACAAATTAGTTCTTTAGTAGGAGAGATTGTAAACTACAACAGATCTAAAGTTAGTGTAATAGGATTTAAAACAACAAACTCTATAACTAGACAAGAATCACGCAACATAGTGGTATAGATCCATGGCACGGTTCGCTCAAGGAAAATACAACCTTAAAAATCCAGACAAGTATATAGGCAACAGAACTCCTACTTATAGAAGTAGTTGGGAATTTGCATTTATGAAGATGTGTGACGAACATGCTTACATTCAAGCATGGGCAAGTGAAGCAGTCAAAGTACCTTATAGAAATCCATTGACAGGAAAACATACAATATACGTTCCTGATTTTTTTATTGCGTATGCTGATCGCAATGGTAAAAGACGTGTAGAAATAATTGAAGTCAAACCCGAAAACCAAACTCTTAAAGAAAGATTAGGCAGAAGCAAACACAATCAAGCATCTTGGATTGTTAATCAAGCAAAATGGGAAGCCGCTAGAGCATGGTGTAAACAAAAAGGTATGTATTTTCGTATTGTTACTGAAAATGATATTTTTCATCAAGGAAAAAGAAAATGAACATAGATGAATATAAACAAAAAATGTTTGCTATAGCAAACCGCTATGATAAAAGAGCAAGGGGTGCAAAATATATTAGACAATGGGATATACACTATCCAGAAAAAGAATACATGGTTAAAAAAGCAGAAGAATTTGGCATGCTTGACAATGTAAAAACAGCAATTGATATAGGCACTGGTGTAGGAATGTTACCATACTTGCTTATGCAAAAAGGCATACACGTTGAAGCAACTGATGTTGACGAAGAACAAACAGGTCCAATGTACAAACAATGCTGTGATATCATTAATTTGAAAAGACATCATTTATGGATTGACAATGGCAAGCCAATGGACTTTCCGGGCAAGTATGATTTGTTTATTGCTACTAGAACTGTGTTTGATCGAGAATGTTTAAAGCCAGGAGAATTATTTGATTGGAAGTTTTTCTTTAATGATGTATTTCAATATGTTGACAAAGTTTTTATAAAGACAAATAATGCAGGTTCAGGAAAAGGGTATCCAGATTATCTAAAAAAGTATCTGTATAATCCTATGGGAGAAGGCTTAGGTAAGCCATTTAGAGCATGGTATATTAAGATCACAAAAGAAATGTGGTCAAGCGATCCTAATAGTGCTAAATAATAGTAGCAGTTAATGTGAGCATAAAATGACAAAGAAACTACAAGATTTACTAGATTTGCCAGACTCTAAGGAAATTATAGACGAAGCAACTGAACAACAAAAGCAACAAAAGAAATATGAAGTTGCTGAGCAAAAAGAAACTATGCGTGACATAGCAGAGTTTGATAAAATTGCAAGTGCATTACCTAGTGTAAAAGGATTAGGCGAAAAAGCAGATGCTGAACTAAATGAAATTGCAGATAAAGCAATGCAAAGTTATGAAGATCTAATGGATCTTGGAATGAATGTGGAAAGCAGATATTCTGGTAGAGTTTTTGAAGTTGCAGGTAGTATGCTAAAGACAACTTTAGATGCAAAAGTTGCCAAAATGGATAAAAAGTTGAAAATGATAGAATTACAACTTAAAAAAGAGAAGTTAGACAAGGATTCACCCATTGAAGAAGGTGGAATAGTTAATGGTCAAGGTGCTATTGTAACTGATAGAAACAGTCTATTAGCGAAGTTAAAAGACTTGGATAAAGATAAATAGTAATAGAGGATGACCGTCATGAAAACATTTACACAAATATTA